CATATCCACGCTTGGCAAGGTGGCGCATTTGGTCAGTGTTTAGCCACATGATGTCGTCGGTGTCGGGCCGTGCGTATGACTGGTGGCGACTAGTGGTGACAGACACGCGCTCACCGTTGACGCGATACTTGTCCGCGTTACCGAACCACTGCCCCGCGACTGCGTCGTAGACATACATGGGGAAGTGTGAGCCGTACGAATACACGGCGTATCTACCCTCAGGCTTTTGCAAGGCATACATGGTTTTGTTGGTTGTCTCGAATACCTCACGACGATTGACGTAGGCTTTGGCCTCTTTGTTGGCGATACGTGTCATTGACTGCGCTCCTCTGTGCTTGGTTGGTCGCGGAATAGATCAAGGGGTGAGATGCACTCACCTTGCACCCATGTGTCGGGTCCAGTGTAGAAGCGTTCGCCGCACCCACTGATCCAGTTGATGAGAATGAATGAAAAGAATAAGGCGATGACAGTCATTGCCACGATACCGCCAACAACGTCGATGAGACGGCGTAGCAGATGGTCACGATACTGTCGGTTGATACGCGAACGGCGTCGCGATGTGCTGTCATAAGTCATGGTTAAACCCTCCTATATGTGGTGACAGGTAAACAGGATTGAGACGATTTCAGCAGTGAGACATTGTAAAAAGACAATGAGACAGCGCTAAGTCATTGAGATATAAGCAAAAAGACAATGAGACAGCGTGTCAGAGAGAGATGTGGTTGGGTGCGATGGTGCGCGCGTTTTGCATGGCGACAACACACACTTATCAATCCTACATTTCTTTCTTTTATTATGTCTTTTTGTCTTTTTGTCTTAATCACTCAATAAAGATCAATAAAAACAGGGACTTGGAACCCTTGCCGAAAAAGACAACGAATGAGACAAAATATTCGTGTCTTTTTTGGGAAGGGATGGGGTGCAAGCACCCCAATCCACTTGGTTTAGGCGTATTTGCGGATGTCTTCGAGCAGACCTTCCATCTCAGCCTTGAGCGCGGCGAAGTCGACATGCTTCACGTTCGCGTCATCCTTGGTGTATTTGGTGCGAAGGCGTTTGATGTCGGCGAGTGCGTCCAATTCTTTCGCTATCTGTTCAACGCTTTCCTCGGTTACATACCAAGCTGGCACCTCATTCATGAGATATTGAGTGACCGCGTCGCCGTCCGCGAAGTCAGCTTCAGCGCGAGCGGTTTTGTTGAGTTTGACGCCGTCTTTCGTGACGCGAGCAAACCCGTAAGTGTTTATCCACTTAGACATGGCTTTGCGGTTAAGCCCTGAAGCGGCTTCGAGGATGTCGTTATAAAGACGCGCGTCGCCTTCGATGTAGGCGTGGGCGGCGACTTCGCACAGAACCGCTTGGAAATTGTCGCGCACCTTAGCGGTGTTGCGGCCAAGGGCTTTGATGGTTGCTTTGATTGCAGATGATTTACGCATGATGTTACTCCATAAGGTTTTAGAGGGTTAAGGTTCTGAACACTCGGGATTGAATGTGCAGAATGTAAGCCTCTAAAGACTTACCCCATTGCATACCCGTTAATCGACTAGGCGGGATCAATGGGTATCCCGTGGGCGCTTGTGCGCTTGCCCAATCTCAGAGGGTCTACACCGAGGGAAACAAGTCCTGCCGATCAGGGAACCGTAGCCAACACCCGACCGACACCACCGCTATTAACGGTATCCAAGATTCACCGGTTCCACGCCTAAGCGCTTGGCCGATCAACACCCGCGAGCGTTGCCGCGTCGCGTGCGTCACTGCCTGATTCCCCGTTGCTATTCGCGGTGCCGATCATGCGCGAGCCGAAAAGCGACGCGCAATCAAAGCACCAAGGGGCGAGGGCAAGTGATCCCGTGGTGGAGCGGGGGGCACCCGTCGATCATAACCCCTTGGGGGCGCGTCGGTCAGTCCGCTCACCTATGGCGCGCGGTAAACAGGGGGGGTAGGGACCGAGCGGGGTGGCCACCCGCCCCAGCCCTTAGGTATTGCGTATATCGCAACCCAAATTTTGACCCTTTTTATCTACACAACCTCTTACTCAGTTAAATTAGCTAAAATCCCGATATATTGACTTGTATATGTTCACGCGTTAGCATCTGAAGCCATGAGCAGACAACTGTACAAAGCGATTGACCCCGAGAAGGTAGACAAACCGATTTTGTCTCCTGCGGACATGCTTGCTATCGAGGAAGACCCGAGCAAGATGGAGACGCTCGCCCGGATGTTGGGCGCAGTTAACCTCGACAACCTGTTCAGACACATGCAAAACCCAACGATCAACCCGATGGCCCGGATCGAGTTCCAAAAAATGCTAAATAAGCTGGGAAGACTTGAGCCGGATACTAAAGCGGAAGTCGGCAACGGTGGACCCCAAGTGGTTATCAACATCACCCGTGCCAAAGACCGAGACGATGCCATCACCATCGAAGGTCAGGCCATAACAGATGCTCCATGAAGTTAATTTCGAGGTCATAGCGTCCCTAGACGAGTTCTTCTACTCGAATAAGTTCATTTCTTTAGCCGTTGGACCGGTTGGATCGACCAAAACGACCGCCGGTATTATGAAAATCCTGCACCACGCAGCTATGATGGCCCCGTGTAAGGATGGAAAACGCCGAAGTCGCTGCATATGGGTGCGTAATACGCGAGAACAGCTGCGCGATACGTCAATTCCGGACTTTCTCAAGTGGATTCCGGACGGTGTGATGGGGTCTTTCCTCAAAACTGAGTACAAATTCGTCGTTTCTGTGGGTGAAATTGAGTGCGAAGTGCTGTTTCGCGGCCTAGATGACGCGAATGACGTGCGAAGACTGCTGTCTTTGCAGGCTAGTTTCATCATTTTTGACGAGTTTCGGGAGATTCACCCCGATATTTATAACGCCGCGCAGGGTCGTGTAGGCCGTTATCCGGACAAAATGATGAACGGAGTGGGCTGTGTAACGGACGATAATAAGCCAAATGCACACATTTGGGGGATGACGAACCCCCCGGACATGGACACTTTTTGGGAAACGCTGCTCACGGAACCCCCAGATAACGTCCATGTCACGATTCAGCCGTCGGGGTTAAGTCCTGAAGCCGACTGGACGAGGTTTCTCCCCGATGATTATTACGACAACCTATCCCAAGGGAAGACTGAGGACTGGATTGACGTATATATCAACGCCAAGTTCGGTAAATCTCTGTCGGGGCAGCCGGTATTTCGTTCCTTTGACCGGTCTGTTCATTGCGCAGAGAACCAAATAAGGCCGCTCTTCTCCGACAATCCTCTCATAATCGGAGTTGACGCAGGGCTTACCCCGGCGGCTGTCCTAGGTGAAGTTGCATACGATGGGCGTCTCGTTATTTACGACGCGAAAATCTCCGACGGTATGGGCGCGTTACGGTTTGTGCGGGAAGTCATAAAACCCCTACTGGTTAACAAGTTCCCCAGTAGACGAGCCGTCGTTGTCATCGACCCGGCAGCGTTTCAGCGTGTCCAGACGGACGAGCGCACGGTTGCCGATATATGGCGTAACGAAGGGTTCATGGTTAAACCTGCGAAGACGAACAGTGTTGCCGCGAGGATAGCTGCGGTAGACAAGTACCTGACCCGAGTGATCGACGGGAAGTACGGACTGGTCCTAGACCCCGTTGATGCGTCGCCGCTTGTACTGGCGCTGGCAGGAAAATATCGTTATAAAATAAATACGAAAGGTGTTCGAGACGAGAACCCAGAGAAGTCTCACCCGTGGTCCGATGTTGCAGATGCGTTCCAGTATTTGTGTCTTCATGCAGACGGGGGTGAAGTTTTCGGGAACTCAACGCAGTACGAACAGCGTCGTGAAGTCGTGCGTGTTTCGTCCGGGGGCTGGACTTAATGTGTTGACGAGTTAACAGATAAACGCTATCGTACTTATAATATCGCATATGTGAGATGATAACTATGGCACTGGGTCCACAACTTATCCCCGTGGCACGTGCCTCAGACCTTGAGGCGGCTGCCAAACGCGAGTCTGCTGCGAAGCAGAGCACACCTCTGATTCAGGGGCTGTCTGCTCACGTCCGTCGTCGCTGGGAGGTCATGCGTGACCACCACAACCAAGACATCGAACCGCGTCTCGCGAGTTGTGTCCGTGCAAGGAACATGGAGTATGAACCAGACAAGATCGCTGAAATTCGCGCACATGGTGGCTCGGAAATCTTTATGGGGATTGTTTCTACTAAGTGCCGCACTGCTACTGCATGGTTGCGCGATACGCTTCTAGGCACCGGCGCTGACAAGCCTTGGTCCATTTCACCGACACCAATCCCCGAAGTAGCTCCCGAGGTCGTGCAGAACTTGCAGCGCATCATGGAGCAGAACCTCGCGCTGTATTATTCACAGGGTAACGAACAGTTAGCTCCGGAAGAGCTTCGTCAGCTGGCGAACGGTATGAAAGATACCGCGATGCGCCAGATGAAAGAGGAAGCCGAGAAACGCGTTGATCGCATGGAGCAGAAGATGGAAGACCAACTCACCGAAGGTGGGTTTGTCAAAGCTCTGTTTGATTTCACCAACGACGTTGCGACGTTCCCGTACGCTATTCTTAAAGGCCCAATCCCGCGCAAACGCAAAGCGATGAAGTGGATGGACGGCGGTCTAGGCACGGTTGAAGTGCTGCGAGACGAGTGGGAGCGCGTAGACCCGTTTAAGTTCTACTGGGCACCTTGGGGCGATGATATTCAATCCATGCCCATTATCGAACTGCACCATCTAACCCGTGACGATGTGGAAGCGATGTTAGGGGTTGATGGTTATGACGAAGCAGCACTTCGTTCTATATTGGCTGATTTCGGTTATTCTGGCTTCACTTGGCTGGACCATGACGATAGTGACTACGAAGACGCTACTGGCCGTGATTTTGACGATGCGGTCTCTGATATAGTTGCAGCAATTCACCTCTGGGACTCGATTCCCGGCCACACCCTTCTTGAGTGGGGGATGAGCGAAGAAGAGATTGACGACCCCCACAAGTCGTATCCGTGTGAAGTGTGGATGATTAACAACACTGTTGTTAAAGCCGTGCTGAACTACGATCCTTTGGGTCGCAAACCGTATTACCTCACTTCCTTCGAGAAGGTTCCCGGACGGATCGACGGCAATGGGGTAGCCGACCTTTGTATGGACGCGCAAAACATGTGTAACGCTGCTGCGCGCGCCCTTGCAAACAACATGGGCATTAGCTCCGGCCCACAGGTCGGCGTTAATATTAGTCGCTTGCCTGCTGGGGAAGACATTACCCAGATGCACCCATGGAAGATTTGGCAGTTCCGCCAGTCTGACTACAACGACGCTTCTCCACCCATTCAGTTCTTCCAGCCGAACTCAAACGCGGCTGAACTAATGGCGGTCTTCGAGAAATTCATGGGCCTCGCTGACGAGGTTTCAGGTATCCCGCGTTATATGACCGGGCAACACGTACCGGGTGCGGGTCGCACCTCGTCGGGTTTGTCTATGCTTATTTCTAACGCAGGTAAGAGCATTAAACAGGTAATCGGTAACATCGACCACGATGTGTTAACGCCGATGCTAGAACGTCAATACCAGCGTAACCTTCGTTACTCTGACGATCCGGACTTGATTGGTGATGTACAAATTGTTGCACGAGGTGCGATGTCGCTTGTTGTTAAAGAAGCTGAAGCTGTCCGTAAGACTGAGTTCCTCCGTCTTGTACTGGAAAGCCCTGTTGCACAGCAAATTGTTGGCCCTACGGGTACGGCTGAACTACTCCGCGACTTGGCGAGCAATCTCAACACCAATATCGACCGTTTGGTCCCTAGCCGCGAAGAGCTTCAGCGCCAGCAAGAAATGGCTCAACAACAGGCTATGATGCAGCAGCAGATGATTGCGGCTCAGGAATCAGCAAATTTACAAGAAGATGGGTCGCAGCAAGGTGGGCGCGAAAGCAACTACATTAGCGCGAAGCCAAATGGACGATAACGCACG